GCAATTGAATTGTACAACTGAACAGCAGTATCTTTGGTCCAGGTCATTTCACCCTTCTCAACTGATTCTTTTACAGCTGGCCATGCGGTAAAGTAACACGAATCTGTGTCACCATAAATGATACTTTCGCCCACGTGGTCATACTTGCCGGTGATACACTCGTTTACATACGCATCCATATGCTTGGCAATTGCACGACCAGTAAGAGTTGTGGATTGACCAATACGCTTATCAAAGAAACGACAACCAGGATTAAGAATAGCACCATAGAGACTGTTGAGGTTAATTTTCTTAACAAGTTGACGTTTGTCCCAGTATTCTTCATCTTCGGCATTTTTACACTCCTTTAGTTTGGCCTGCATTTCTTTACGTTCGGCATACCAGCGTTTGAGCAATCCAGGTATGATGGCCTCTTTCTCATAGGTAAAGATAGTTCCATTGGCTGTGATCATCCAGGGCTGATTACTATCAAATATCATGTGCCATACTTCGGCAGCGCTGTGTACACTCTCTTCGCCATCCTTCCAATCAACGGTGATCTCTGTGCCTTTTTCCAAGGCCATCACTGCTTCGTATTCAAGACTGCCAAACAAGCCCTCCCAGGCAGCTGCAAAACTACTACCACTACGCATCTTATCGGCAATATAACGATCAGTCATCACGGGCCTAAGTTGTCCTACAATGGTCTCTGGACCCATGTTCAAGGCACGAATCGCACTTGGATACAAACTGTTAATATCTATACTACCTACATACTCATGAATGCCTTTCTTTGGAAACGCAACATACGCACCTGCGGCCTGTGTATCCTCATCCGAATAGCGTTCCTTGCGGTTAGGTACAACCATGCCACGTTCATGTGCTTCATTGATAATGGCCTGTTCAGTTACAGCTACAGCGCCCATTGTGGTTTGTAACAACACAGTATTCTCATGTGCCAAGGTGTTAGCTAGATCCAAGAACTTTAGTTTCTTATCTAACTGCGCCAGTCCGTTAACGTCTTGTCGATTATACTCAATAAATGTTTTAAAGTTTTGATTGTATAACTGGTCTAGAGTTCCTTCAAACTTGGTCTTGCCTTCTAGGCCTTCGTATTCAAGAATAGCATCCAGGCTATAACTATGACGTTCTTCATATGTGTACTTGCGATACAGTTGCATATAGTCCATATGCACACGACCGATCAAGTCATATGTTTGATTTTCTGCACCGAAGCGTTCGAATGTACGCGGTTTAGGAAATTGATTCCATAAACAGAATCTTCTGGTATCATTTTTACTCAATGTACGAGTTACACGATTAACAGTGTACGGAATATCAAAGCCTTCACTGTTCCATCCCGACAGTGCATCAGCATCCTCAATTAGATCTAAAAAAGTTGCCAACATATCTTCTTCACGCTCACACAAGATAGTGTTTTGAAATTCATTGCAAATCTCTTGAGCAGTTTCTCGACTCATGTGTTTGGGAGGAACCACCAAGGTGACCAGCTGGTCCAACCAATCTAAGTAAACTGATATAGCGGTAATTGGATTAAATGGATCTTCGGGTCGACTAAATCCGCGTTCTGGATCAAAGTCAACCTCAATGTCAAAAAATGCTGTTTGTAATCGAGGCCCGTCTTGACCTTTGTAGTTGTCCTCTAAGCAACGGAACACAGGATTGATATCCGATTCGTATAATTGCTTGCCCGACTGTATGCGAATTTCCTTGCGAAACTCTTTGTTGTTGCGTGTGCTGAATCGACTTACTGGCGTGCCAAATATGCTTTGAAATTTGCCACGACCATCCTCGTAATAAAAAACATAGTTGGCAGGATATTCTTGATAGCATCGTTTGCCATCTCTACGCTCAACCACATGAATACGATCGTGTTCACGATCAAATAATGCATCAATATAACTCAAATTTTTCTCCACTTATGGCTGGTTCGCCATTCTACATGCTCGTAACGTGAGCGACTCATTTTTATATATCTTATTTTACACTGTTTTAATTTAAAAAGCAATCTCTATCGTACAAGAGTAACTAGAAATATCAGGAGTGTTGAACAATTTAATTGCTCGTTCTCGATAGCCCTCAACAAATGTTCCTAACGGCCAATCACCAAACACACGATCGTAATTGGTATTGTGATTCCTTAACCAGGTTTTGAATTCTTCACTAGCATAAATTCTACTACGAGTATCGTTTAACAGCATCATACATCCACCACTAGTGTGATTATGGCCCATAGTGTCCCAATGAGTAGGATCATCACCACAATAGTAACTTTCAATCAAGGTCTTTCCTAAGATGTGCGCATCTAATACCAAGTCAGCATGTTCAAATCCATGATGATTCCATCTATAAGGGTCTATATAAAAACTTTGTTGATCGCCTGCGGCCTCTAGCCATAACTCACTAATAGAATTATTCCACTGTTGTTTTTGTTTAGTAATCATATAATACTCCAGCGTATGTATTATAGAATTAAGCTGTTGTAATATACGGTTGATGCTGTGTTTATCTGTCCGGTAGTCAATTGTAGTTGGGCTCCACAGATGCAATGAACTTTCTGTAAAATGTCTGTGCAGGTGATTAAGGAACGCTTGATCGACTCTATCGACGGTAGATGGCATCGGAAATTGGTACGGATATGTTGTTTTTTGAAGATCATTAACTGTGGTTAACAATGTTTCATATATTGGTGCTAGCTTATCCCAGACTGGGGGTTGATATAAATTGCGTAAACTATAAATCTTCCGTTCACAAGAATTTAAGTACACTGCAAACATCCACGCTCGCGCTCCAGGCCAATCAAGTAAGTCTACACGGATCTCTTCGACGTATCCACTTGTTGGATGGGTAAATGTAAATACGGCCTGCGACATTAAACAAAAGCCCCTTCAAACCATACATTGTTAAATGTTCTTAATTCAGCAATAACAGCCAGTGCGTTGGCTCGTTCTGAATGTGCGGATTCAAATACATTTTCGTGGGCAAACTCTTCTGCGGTCCATGTGCCCCAGTTAGTGACCTGCGAATACTCCACACAGTCAACATCACGAGCACGGCACCAATAATAAAACTCCACAGCTTCTTTGTAATTTGCTTGTTGTATAATCATACGAGTGTGTAACTTTGCTCCAATGGCTTGACACTTTGCTTGAATAAACGTCATTGAATCTTCTAGGTCACGCCATGCACCGCCACGACGTAATCGTTCATAGGTGTCAGCAGTAACAGCATCGATGCTGACTGTGATTTTCTTCACGGCTGATTCAATGTGCTGAATACGCGGCCAACTGCGTTCGGCTAACAAGCCGTTGGTGTTAAGACTCAATGCCAAGTTTGGAAAGTCTGCTAGGTCAAACTTTTGTAGGAATCTTAACAGCATGGGACTGGCAAATACTTCGCCTGTGCCACTGAGCATGACATGTATGCGTTGATCTGTGGGCTGACCAAACAAATTATTGTACATACGGTCGCCAATTTCTTCGTAACGTGCTAGTTCATCCTGTGCAGGTTTGATAACTTGCTTTCTGCAACTAGGACAACTGAGATTACAAATCATGTCCCCATGAAAACTAATTTCATACGGCATAACAAATTGGCTACTGTCACGTAATAATTCTTTGACGTTGGGCGGCACAGTATCAATGGTGTTTAAGCCATTGTTTTGTATTACTCCGCAGAAGTTTTCATTGCAATACTCGTAGGTACCATCAATAATGCTTTGTCTAACGTCGGCGGATAACTGTGTGGCTAGAATATTTTGAAGACTATCAGTGAGAATATTACCCACTGTAGTCGGTTGCCAAGTATCGCACCCACACAGTCGTACACTACCATCTACTCCGACCTGGATCATGACAAAGGGACTTAAACAGTATTTGCCCAGCCAGCTTTTTCTAGTAAATTTTTTTGGAATGTATACTAGAGCTTGTTCCTGCATTAAAGTGTTTTGCCAACCTGTACTAAAATTTGTTCAAGCAATTCATGATCTTGTTGCTCACGACCAAATTCAGATTTGTGTGCTAGTTTGATAGCTTTCTTCAAAATGCTTGGTTTGATTTCTAATTCTTCTGCAACGGCTTTGACTGTGTCATTGAGACCGCCGGTTAAAGTTTCAATTTCGGACATGACTGTGATCCCTTCATTGATAATTTGTGTGAGTTTATTTGTTTGGTCTGCTGTGAATACGCGGTCTGACATTTGATTCTCCTAAGTAAGTTTTACTATTATACACTGATATGTAGAAAAAGCAAGAGAGTTTTGGTAAAGCTCACTTTAGATTACCATTCCGGGGCACGACTCCCATAGTATTCAGCCCAGCAGCCGGGCATACACTAGTAACGCATAACGTCCTAAGGTAGTGTATTAAGTTGGTGCATAAGGATTAAGTTTACGATCCTCTTCACCGTTTTGTTCTGGGTATACTGGATAATCGTTCATTCTGTATCGGTACCTCGATAAAACCATGAGTCGTCACCACCCGCAGACCACTTGGCCCGATTTTCTACACAGTACACTTCGGTTGGTATTTTGAAATCGGGCGTTTTTAACACAGCCGGTACTAAGCTCACATCATACCATAAACAACGATTGTTGGGTTGACATGCAAACTGTCCATTGTCCAGGCGAATAAAATTATAACTTTTGTGCTCCTGCACACCTTCACTAAATGAAACATCCAGTCTATTGTGATCCGGTGCAGCAAAGTCTATGGTAAACAAGTACTGCCCAAAATGGAACGCCTTGTCCTTGCCGTAGTATTTGACCTTGAGTCCACGCAAGTTTGATTTTTCCAACACAGCAATATCGTAGCCCAGGCAGTCCCAGATCTGCAAGTGGTCTAACTCCAACATAGCATCGGGTTCAACTGGCTTCCACACATAGGCACTGATAGGCAACTTGTCATACAGTGCGCCGTATTCGGTCAACATGCACTCTATTCTAAAGGCTTGACCTTTTATGGCCTTGGCTGTAACCCAGTAGCAAGGTTCTAGTTCACCGTGACCATGTTCGTGGTTGTATAAAAACTCTCTGCGTACAAAACATTTTACAGGGGGTATGTTGGCTATCAGAAAACTCATGTGTTTACTTACCGTCTACGTGAAGTTGGCTGCCATTATTGAAACTGGGACTAAACGGGCTTTGTGCAACCTTTCCGCCCTTGCTTTGACTCCATGCATAACCAGCACGATGACCTGAGCAATCTCGGGTGCAAGGACTACCCAAGAAGTTGAGTTCATTTAGATTTTCATCAAGGAAGGTGTCAGCAAATGCCTTGCATAGTGCTTGAATTTTGGTGTTACGAGTAATTTCAATATGATACTTTTTTGAGCCAAAATCCTGTGTGGGATCTTTATAGCCAGCATACACTTTATGAACACCCACTTGATCCACTAGATCACTACAGTTGATGCCAGCCCGTTCGGCCATGGGCTGAGTGCAAGGACTACAGGTTGTGATGATGATGCTGCCGGCCGGGATGGCTCCAAAGCGGGCCTCGTAGCTGTCAATGGCTGCTCGCTCACCGTGAACACGTCGACCGTCCTGTGTGGGATAGTTGATACCCACAACACAGTTGTTGTCAGGATCTAGTACAGCAGCCGCTACTACACCAAGATTAAGTTTCTTTTTGTACTGACCTTCCACAACCATCTCACAAAGACGCACCAGGATTGCATCTAACTTGTCGTGATTGGTGATCTGAAAATCACTTATCTTCATTTTTTACTCTTGTTTCCCCAGTTCTTGGCTCCGACCTTACGGCAACGAACCAGTGCTCCGGAAGCATAAGCACTAGGCCATACCTTGTAACGACTCTTAACCTTGTGATAGCAGGCATCTTGCTTTTCGTTAATTTGATCTTCTGAAACCATGGCACCACCGCAACCAGGGCATTCGCCACGGTCAACATAGACTTCTAAACTTTCGTTTTTGTTTTTTACACAGTTAGGGTAGCGTTTACCAAACATGGTCTTCATGCCATCTTTATGATAGCCTTTCCAGCAGGCTTCATCCAACTCATCTTCTTTTACCTTGGTAGCAACATTCTTGGCCTTGCCTCTACGCTCAGGATCGGGATCTTCTCTACGCTTCTTGGCGGCTGAACTAGCACGGCCTTTCTTGCCCAGGGCATGTGCTTTAGATTGTGGCAGGCACTTTGGCTTGCCTTCTGAGTCCGATCCTCTAGCACAGTCACCACGGATCTTGCCATCAGGACCAAAGCGCACCCACTTTTCTTTGAACCACTTTTTAAGATCTTCTTCCATTTCTTGTTCGCTGACCGGCACACAGTTAGGTACCTGACGGTCCCCTTTTTTCTTCATGCCTTGTTGACGATAGCCGGTCCAGCAGGCTTCTAAGATCTCACTGTATCTCATTTTTTACGGCCTGCACAATGAGCCTTTTGACTAAATCCTTTGGGATTAGAACAATTGATACTGCTCTTGTACTTTGCACTCCACTTTTCATTAAGAGAATCTACACCAAGTATTTGCCCAACTTCGTGTACATAAGCACTGACATCACTGGTGCCGATTTCATCTACATCGCCCACATTGTAAGCAACTTCTTCTGCGGCCTGCATGACTTTTTCTGGGCCAAATTTTTGTAACCAATCTACATGTGCCACCATGATACGACGGATGATTGCAGACTCTACTCCAGAGGTGTCTTGGTCTTCGTTAATCTCATCGGCAAATGGCAAATACCAGAACCAGTTTTGGAAACCGCCTGGGTTGGTATCATAGTCCATGTGCGCACGATTTCTAGCACCGTTGATCATGCGTTTGAATTCAGTTTTGGCACCGTGTTGTTCTGCAACAGCTTCCAGTGCGTCGTATAGTTGGCCGGCTTTGAAACTGTCTCTATGGCGTTCAATCCCAGGTGCCATGCGATGATAAACATCAGCCAACTCGTCGCGTAGGTTGCTCATTGCACCTTCCGCTACACCTTGTTCTTTTTTCTTAGCAATAGCAATAGCGGCCTGCTGTGCTGGATTGGCAGCTTCGTCCATAATATTACTAACAAATTTGATTGATGCGATATTTGCATCAGGTGCGTGTTTTTGTAGTGTTTCTCTAGCTTCTTGTTCTGTTGCAGCTTTTACGTTGTAACTTTTGCCATTATCAGCTTTTACTTTGAAAACTTTTTGAACAACTTCACCGGGCCCAAAATGTTTTTCGTTCCATGGATTGCGCTGTGCTTCGTCTATGCCTTTATCATAGTCAGTAGCGGCAATAGTAATAACACTAGGGTCGCGACCTTCAGCTTTGAATTTGGCTCGTAATTTGTTTGCTACAGCTTCGGCATGATCTTCATTTTCAAAGTCTTTCCACTTCTTACCCTTGATATAAACTGAATAAGGAGTACGCGGTTGGCCTGTTCTTTGGGAAACCATGGCATCGCTCCAGCCTTCCATGGTGTCTTCGTCATCATACCAGTCATCTTCTTCATCTTGCTCTCGGTCAGCATATTCATTGTATACAATGTCACTCAGGTGCATGCTGTGTTTGCCGTGATTGTATAAATCTACAATAACAAATGTACCACTTGGGCTAAAATTATAAATTTCGCCGGTCTTGCCTTCAAACTCATTTGGACCGGTAACAACAATAGGATCACCTACTGCTAGTTTATTCTCTTGCATGAGATCTTGCCAGTGTTGTTTTGGACCAATGCCGCCACCGTGTTCATCTATCACTGGTGTTGATTGTTGCGGCGCAGGCGCCAATAATGTACGATACCGCTGTTTAAAAATTGCTTTGCTCATGCCATATGCAATGCTAAATTGACGATCACTCATGCGTTCTAAGTCCTGGCGCATAGCATCTAATTCACTCATTTGACCTTCTTCAACTTCCACTGGCTGTTTTGTTCTTGTTAAATTACCAGCTAATTTATTAAAGTCATCTTGACTTAAAATATTTAAATCTGATTGTACTGGAAGTTCGCGAGGCCTATCTACAGTTCCCAATGTCTGTCCTAGACGTTGCCTTAATAAGGCCGACGGATCAACACGACGGTTGCCTGGTGCTAGATCTAAACTAGTTTGTCTGTTTTGTCTTGGTTCCATAGTTACTGCTCCAGATTTTTTTAATTGTTTAATTTTATGATTCAATTCACGCTTGGTACGTTCCATGTCTTTGCGCAACATTTCTAACTCGTTACGACTTTCGTCATCCTTTTGCGCTACTTTATTCCAGGATGCCATGGCATCAATTTTAGATTTGAGTTCAGTTTCAAGATCTTTAACCTTGGTGTAAATCTCTTGATCTTTTTGTGATAAATTTGCTGGTTCAGCAATAGAAATCACTGGAGTTTCTGTTGGTACACGAGCAGGTTGTGTTGCCTGAGCAGTATCAGTCTTGGATAATGTTTTTGCAGGCGTTGTTGCAGGTGTTGTAGGAGTAGAAGCAACAGGTTGATTTGCCGCGGGTTTAGCGGTCTTAATTAACTGCAATTTTTGTGATAGTTGACCAAGTTGACTTTCAAGATCATTGATCTCGTTGCCTTGTTGCTGATCCAACGACATGGCCTGTTTCAATGCTTGATCTTGTCGAGCATTAACTGCCTTCAAATCATTTATGGTTTTGTCTGTACGAGTTTGTTGTTCTAGATCATGTCTGGCCACAGCTTCAATATCACTGGTAGCGTTGGGAGCCGCACGTCGAACTTTGGTCAAGTAGCGTTGAATCGCAGTGCTCTGCGGAGTGTCTATATCTTTAGAATTTTTTTTTTGATTGCTACGCTCTTTAAGCGGCAAATTAACTTGAGTCATTTCTTTACCACCAGGGGCAATACCGCCAGCAGCTGGTTCTGGTTTTTCTGGCGGAAGTTGATAGCGTTTGATAGTGTTTGACCAAATCATGAACTTGTCTAAATTACTAAATGCAGTTTGTAATGTCTTTTTAAATTGTTGATCTTTCATATTTTTAAGTGCAAATAACACGTTAAAAATTTGATTGCGAGTAACTGACAAATTACCACCGCCAGGCATAGGGATAATAATATATGGTTTCTTTTCTTCCCATGCTTTAAGAAGTTCATTGTAAACGCCATATCCAGCACCAATGTCTTTGTATAACTGTTCGTCTTCTTCAGACAATTCGCTTTCATAGGTTGGGCCTTCTTTACCGGGACCGCCCTTGCCACGCAACCAATCTTTGGCATGACCAATGATACCTTTGTTGGGATTAGGATTTACACGTTGTTGTGGAGTAACCGCATCACTGCCGGCCTTGCCAGGTTGATTTAATTGTGCCATTTTGGCTTGCTTGTCGGCAATATCAGGAAGTCCAGCTTCGTTAGTAGAACTAGTTCTAATTTTAAAATAGCTATCACGTTCGTCTTTGATTTTGTTGTATTCACGCATCAAAGCTGCTTTCATTTCGGGCTTGGCACCTTTGGCACGACCCATTAACTCTAACATCTTTGTGTTAAGGCCATGAATATGACGAGCTTCTAAATCGTCAACTGCTCCTTCATTTAGAGCACGTTCGTAAACAGTATTGAATAAGTCTAAGGATAACATTTTATTTTTCTTCCAGATAATCTTGTTGGCCATCCATTTTACGACGGCGATGTTGAAACATTTTCAAAGCCATTTCAGCTTGATCTATGTCTTTAAAACGTGTAGGCAAGCAACGATCACCACGTCGAATTTCAAATCCGTCATGTTCGTTGCCGTGTATTTCGCAGATGACACCATCTTCCATTGGGTAACTCTTTACACACTTGCTTTCGGGCAACACCGGGTCAATGGTAGGTTCAGTTGGATTCATGTCTGTAGACGCTGGTTCATCCTCAGTTGGATCTTCGTTGACCGATTTGGCCACAAGATCGCGGTCTGTTTTATCTTTTGCTTTTAGATCGCTGTCGCCTTTTTTCTTTTCTTTAATATCAGAATCTTCAATCTTATCTTCTATGCTTTTAATAAAGTCTGTAAATGATTTCTTAACTTTGTCTAATACATCTTCTGACATTTCGGCTTCCAACACAGCATCATCGCGTTCAACACTTTCTTCAGCACCGCCAACCAGCTTGCCAGCCATGGGGTTCTTGGGATCTGTTTTGGCAGTTAACACTGCTACTGTTTTTGGTTTAAAGGTGGCAGAAAGTTGATTGACAGAACGTTGATTCTTGTCCAATCCTTCTTCAAGAATACGTAAACGTTCTACAATAGAATATATATCGTTATGGTCTTGCATCAATCATGCCCTAGCGTCTTTCAAATAACTCTTCATCTGCCACATATACTTGCCATGACTACTTTGGCGTTCTGCAGCA